ATGGAAATCAGCTATAACAAATTATGGAAGCTAATGATAGACCGAGGGATAAACAAGAGTGATCTTCGATCGCTAACAGGTATTGGAACAAACACCCTTGCAAAGTTAAGCAAGAACCAGGTTGTCAGTTTGGATGTGCTGATGAAAATCTGTGATAAGCTGAATTGCGATATTTCGGATATTTGTGAATTTATTAAGGAGGATAACCGGTGAATGCTATCGACTTATTCGCAGGGTGCGGAGGCCTTTCCAAGGGTTTTTTGGACGCTGGTTTCAACATTATTGTAGGCGTTGATAATGATCAGGCTGCCTTAAACACCTTCGAGTTGAATCATAAGGGTGCTGTAGGACTAAATGCTGATCTTTCTAAACATGAAACTTTTGATGAGATAAAGAGAATCGCTGGTGACCGTGAAATAGATGTTATCATAGCTGGGCCGCCTTGTCAGGGTTTTTCACTGACTGGACCAAGAAACTTTGATGACAAGAGAAATCAGCTTTATCTTGCGGTTATTGAAATGGTGAAGGAGTACAAACCGAAGGCGTTTATTATTGAAAATGTACCTGGGATGGCTACGTTGTATAAGGGACAAATCAAGAACGAAATTCTGAAACGCTTCAGAAAAATGGGATACAACATCGATTGCCGCATTCTATGTGCTGCGGATTATGGTGTCCCACAAATGAGAAAAAGATTAATTTTTATGGGAGTGCGAAAGGATATAGGAGAGCCACACTTCCCAGAACCGAGTTTTACCCCGGAAACTTATTGCACCTGCAGAGATGCCATCAGCGATTTGCCCACAAGGGTAGACGGGTTGGGACAGGAAGAAGACTCCTATTCAGTAAAACCCAAGACGAAGTATCAAAAATTGATGCGAGGAAACTGCACTGTTCTGCACAACCATGTCGCAACGGCCCACAAACAGTTTGTTATTGACACAATTGCCTTGGTTCCAGAAGGTGGTAACTATAAAGATCTTCCCTCTGGGTGGGGAGAAAGCCGTAAATTCCATATGGCTTGGACAAGGCTGAATGGGAATGCTCCGTCAAGGACGGTAGATACAGGACACAGGAACATTTTTCATTACGAGTTGAACCGTATCCCGACAGTAAGAGAAGATGCGAGAATTCAGTCATTTCCAGATGACTTCATTTTTACAGGAACTAAAACACAGCAAAGCCGGCAGGTTGGAAATGCTGTGCCCCCACTTCTTGGGCAGGCTCTGGGAACGGAGTTGAACAGAATAATTACGGAGAGCATTAATGAAAAAGATAAAAGCAATTGATTTGTTTGCCGGTTGCGGTGGTTTAATGGATGGGTTTGAACAGTCTGGCCATTACATCACACTGGCTGCAGTTGAATGGGAAAAAGCACCCTGTGACAATTTGCGGCAACGCATGAAAGACAAATGGCACATCAAGGATGCAGACAAACGTGTCCTTCAGTTCGATATTCAGCGTACAGAAGAATTGTTCGAAGGATGGGATGATGAATCGTACGGGAAATCCGATGGACTGAACAGACTGATTGAGTCAGCGAACGGTCTTGATATTATTATTGGCGGACCTCCCTGTCAGGCATATTCAATTGCCGGACGTGTGAGAGATGAGAATGGGATGCGGGACGATTATAGAAACTATCTTTTTGAGAGTTATTTAAAGGTCGTTTCAAAGTATAAGCCGAAACTCTTTGTATTCGAGAATGTTCCGGGAATGCTCAGCGCCCAACCTGGAGATCGCCCTATTATTGAAATCATCAAAGAAAGCTTTAATCAGGCCGGATATTATGTTCTGCCCGACTTAAGAAATGCTGTGATTGATTTTACAGAGTATGGCGTTCCTCAAAACAGGAACCGAGTCATAATAATTGGTGCAAGCAAAGAATACTTTGGAGAAACAACCGCGGAGAAAATGGTAGAACAGTTTTATTCCAGTTTTTTACCGAAATATAAAGTAACGAGAAAAAGGACTGTGCGTGACGCTATTGCTGATTTGCCCAAGCTTTATCCGTTGAAAAACGAGATGAAGTATGAAGGAAAAAGACTGTCGCACTCATTGCCAGATCCTTTTATGGCCAACCATGTGGCTCGGTGGCAGAGCAAACGGGATATTGATATTTTTGAACTCTTGACAAAAGATATAGAGTCTGGCAGGTGTGAATATGTCACTACGGAGTCCCTGAAGGCTCTCTATACTGAAAAGACGGGCAAAGTATCCAATGTACATAAGTACCACGTTCTTCGATGGGATGAACCGAGCAATCTGATTCCCGCCCATCTCTACAAGGATGGACTCAGACATATACATCCCGATTCAGCACAACTAAGAACGATTACCGTTCGTGAAGCAGCAAGGTTGCAGACTTTCCCGGATGATTATATCTTTTACGGAGGTAGCATGGAAGTATATAAAATGATTGGAAATGCAGTGCCGCCCTTATTTTCAAAGGCACTGGCTAATGCTGTATATGATCTGTTGAAAAAATATAATAAAGAGAATGTTGCAGAGGAGTGATGTTTAGATGCCGTACACAAAAATAGATGCAAAGAGGACTTTGTTCGGGTATATGAACATGAATCCTGCCGATGTAAAATTCTTGGATAATACAGATGAACGCGGATTTGTTCTCCATCATGCCGACGAGGACTGCGTTATTTTTGTGTATCCCATCAGTCACAAGATCGATGATTCGAAAAATTTTTTTGACACAAGAGACAGCGGAGCCCATGAACGGGGTGTTGCTTGGAATTATGCCATACAAAATAATCTGAAGTACTTTTGCTTTGCTGTTCATGACCAGGTTGCAAGATACAACAACTATATTTTCAGTCTTGAATGCAACGAGAAAACAATTGCAGAGGTTGCGGGTACTGAAAATGGTGTTCGGGCTGGCAGCGGCACCCAGGTTGTAATTCCAAACAACTATGCACCTGATAAACCTTTTGAGAGGATTCTTACACGCAACGGTTTCTTCATATCTGCTATTCACCGCGATGCAATTTACGACTATATTGAAAAATATGATAACAGGCCCTATCTCCTTGATAAGGAGTTGATAGATTTTTCCACAAGTTCTGCGGAAAACGGGGAAAATGCTCCAGACGAAACAACGAGGATTAATGATGGAGCCAATGTTCTTTTGTATGGGGTTCCGGGATCAGGTAAAAGTTGGACAATTGAGCATGAGTATTGTCCTTCTGGAAGTATTGTTGAGCGCTTAGTTTTTCATCCGGATTATACCAATGCTGATTTCATAGGCCAGATTCTTCCTGTAGTTGACGCGGATAAGCAGGTCACTTATGAATTTACGCCAGGACCGTTCACGACAATTATTCGCAACGCATATGTTAACCCGACAAGAAAGTATGTTCTGATTATTGAAGAAATCAATCGTGGTAACGCACCGGCCATTTTTGGAGAAGTTTTTCAACTTCTTGACAGAGTTGTGGAACCTAAAACTGATGATGGAATAATGTATCCTGTCGGAACAAGTGAATATGGTGTGACCCATAAGTATATGGCGAGTTACATATACGGCGATACAAGCCATAAAGTGCGCATTCCGTCTAATCTTTCAATAATAGGGACGATGAACACATCAGATCAGAATGTTTTCACACTGGATACAGCATTTCAGCGAAGATGGAGAATGCGGCTTATAGAGAATAGCTTTAATAATGTCAGGCAATCTCTTTCCAACGCTGAGATACTTGATACTGAGGTGACATGGAAACGTTTTTGTGAAACAGTCAATGCGATAATTATCGGTAATAAATCAAAGATGGCATCAGCAGAGGATAAGCGTCTCGGCGTTTACTTTATTCATGAGAAAGACATTGAATTTGATCGACGGGCTCTTCCATCAGAAGGATATGAAACGTTGCTGATAGAGTATGACACATTGATGAAGGAAGAATTGTCCGGAGAACTGCCAGAAGAAAAGAAGCTGCGCCTTACAGATATAAGGGATGCTGTAATGCATAATAGTATGTTCCCGGAGAAGGTGATTAAATATCTCTGGGACGATGCATTCAAGTTTAATCCGGAAGCCTTGTTTGACACGGATAATATGGAAAGCCTGGAGCAGGTCATCCGTACTTTTGTATATTCGAAAGGCAGAGAGCGTTTCAAAATATTCAAGCCTACGGTTCGAGCATCTCTCTACCCCGATACAGCGCAGTAATGAATACGTCGGAAAGAGAGGTGGTCAGTGCCTATGGATTTACAGAAAAATATTAGAGAACGCTGCCACGTCAACACCAACGATGAGGGCGATAGCTTCGTAGGCGTTAAAGCAGATACGGATGACGCAGTCATTTACTTTCCTATCGGCTATCAGTTGCCACCAAATGACGATGATCTCCGCGCAGACATCAACAACCTGTTTTATGTTCTGGCGGCATTCATGAAGGAAGATAAGGTAATCGAAGAATCGAAATTCGCAGCACCGCGGACGGTCGATTTCCCTATGCATGCCTATTTAAAAGTTATCCGGGATTTCTTGAGGACTGGCAGGTATTACATTGAAACCGACCCTCGGTTTAAGACGGATACAAAGGGTCACGCATCATGGCCGAGGACAGTACGAGAGCAACGGGCATTGGTGCAGAAGAATGGCTCTCTTGTATTCACCCAGATGACCGTTAGGTCTGTTACGCCAAATTCAGATAAGAAAATAACGCAGATCCACCGCTACTGCGTGTATGAAGCGTTCGATAAGATGGGCTGGCTTTATGTCCCGTATATGCCGGAGAAGCCGGGACCGCACCCGGAGAACCGAGAAGCGATTTATATTCTGGATAAGAAACTCGCCACAACGCACAATGACGTAGAACAGGAACTGTTCTCAGCGATGCGGGCAATGCTCGTGTACATGGATGAGAAGATTTCTGACAAGCAATATTTTTTTGGAACGGACTTCTTTGATCGTGTCTGGGAGAAGATGATTGACAAGGCGTTCGGTATTGAGGATAAAGATCAGTATTTCCCTCATACCAGATGGTTGCTTGACTTTGGAAGAGATAAGGTCAAGACCCCTCTGCAGCCGGATTCTATCATGATCTACAACGACAAGTTCTATGTGCTTGATGCAAAACTATATCGATATGGCTACAGTGGGAGAGCAGATCATCTTCCTAACGGACAGGATATCAACAAGCAGATTACCTATGCCGAGTATATTGAACGGGAGAAGGGCATCAGTAACGATCGCCTTTATAATGCGTTCATTATGCCTTTCAACAGCGCGAAAAACCTGTTTATGAACATAGATGCCGATGGAAATCCGATTCCCGCCATTACCGACAGTATTGGCAACATTGGCGAAGCAGTAGGTGACTGGAAACCGAATCCAAAAAACTATGAGCGGGTGCAGGGCATCGTGATGGATACCCGGTTTCTCATGTACAACTATATCGGAATGCCAGATCAGCAGAAAAAAGTTCTGGCAGATGTGATAGAAAAAGTAAATACGAGACCGCCGGTTCCAAGACCAGCGATGTAAAAGACAAGGCTCTACCTCCACACCGGGGGCAGAGCCTTTTTTTATTTTTCAAGCTTTCTATTGCGGTGACGCTGGGCTGCCGCAGCATTTGCGCATTGCGGACAGCAGTACTTTTTGTTTGCCCTGGTGGCTTCGACCAGGAAGAAGCGGTCACGCTTGCAGTTCGGATTCTCACATTCCTTATAGATTTCAGAACCGGCCTTCATGTAGAAAATCGAGAAGTAGAGAGCCTGGATGAGTGAATCAACTTGCCATGCAGCCTTAAGAGCCATGCCGTTATACCGGGGCTGAATGCTGCTGATGTTGTAATTGATTTCTTCGGCTATGACAATCCTTGCTAATTCAAGCAGGGATTTTTTTATATTCTCACCGAAGGCTTCCTCGTCGATGTGAGAATAGGGGCGAATACTCTGAAATCGGACTTCGTTGAAGACGGCAATTTCAGTCTGGAAATGGTAGAAGAAGTCGATGAGCATCCGGGTTTCATGGTCTGCATCCCTGCATCCGACATACATTGCTGTTAGATTCTTGAAGCGTGGGTCTTTGCTGCCTTTGATATCCGTATCGGCTCCGCTTCTTACTGCATTGTAGAAATCAATGTCAATGTGGTTTTTGCCACCGATAAAGGTGTCCGGCACAGAATATTTTCCCGTGTTATATGCTTCTGCATCCTGACTAAGATCCGGAAAAAGATTATATGACTCGAGCAGGGCGGTAAAGCGATGCTTGCAGGTGGACAGCTCCCCGGATGAGAAAGAAATCGTAACCTGCGGCGAATACAGCAGGTAGGCAATGTTAACGAGAACACTTCGGTAGTTGCGTTTTCCGATGGCATTCATCAGGTAGATAGTTGCCTTTATTCTGTTCACTATATCAAGCAGTGCCTCTGCGTCAGCAGACTCATATTCATCAGCGGATAATGGTAGCAGGAATCCGAACTTCTCAAAGAAACCTATAAGGGCATTAGTATCGTTTTTAGGCAAGGCGAGCAGTTTGCCCAGAATGTTCTTCTTTATTACTCCGCCCGCATTTCCGGTCAGATTCAATCCTTCTCCCTTGGCATAAGAAAATGCCAGAGGTCTTGTTATATCCTCATACATTTTCAGCGTGGTCTTCGGCGGCATGTCGGGGGCCACGTTTTCTGTATCCTTTACGCACTTACAGCCATAACCGCTGTATTCAAACATCGTGTTTAAGATGATTTCCGATATTTTTTCAGCCATTTTCGACATTCTCCTTCCTCGCAGTTTTGAAAAACTGTTCAAAATATGACAGAACCCTTTACTTTATTGTGAAGAAAGTTGTCTCTTATTGGGATTTGCAGTTCCAGTATACACAATAATAAAGGGTAAATCAACATAAACATATTACTAATGGATAGAAAAGTAAGGCTTTTTATGAGAAATTTTCTTACTTTATACATTCGGGTAAGATGATACTGCCGTCAGTGTGACGGCGACAAATCTCAATTGTCCATAAGGTGGCCACCGGGACGATGGGACGCATCCAGAACCGAGAGAGCAGCAACCGCTGCTTTCGAAGCGAAGATGTCCCACCGTTAGTTCTCTGCACCCATTTTCCGGCAGCAGAGGCTCCTGGCCATCTTTTCTGTAGGTTCTTCAAGCGTTCCACCGTCCGCGGACGGAAAGGACACTGCATTGAAGAACGAAGAAACAAAGAGAGAGTACCGCGCACAGTACAACCCAGACCGTGAATGCTATATCTCAGCGGACGGCAAGTACATCTGCTACGACACCTGGGACTCAGATCAGAAGAAGATTGTGACCATTAAGGTCGAGGTCGGCAAAGACGGCGTGACCGAGGAACTGACCTATCTGATCGATGACCTGAACTACGACATGGATCTTTCCGACCGCTACTACGGCGAAGCGAAAGACCAGCTGTTCGAGGCGAAACGCCGGAAGTACGAGTCTGACCCGGAAGGCGATGAAGCGGTCGACCCCTGGGAGACGGTATCCCGTCCCCAAGATGAACCGGGCTATATGCCGGACGAGCAGCCGGAGAATCCTGACCTGGCAAAAGTCAGGAAGTCCGTGGACGAAGACCTCACGGACGACCAGCGCGACCTGTACTATGACCATTTCGGAATGGGCAGGCAGCTGGAAGAAATCCGCCAGGAAGAGGTGGCTGAGAGCGGAAAGGACAAGTCTCTCCAGTCCGTTCTCAACCGCAAAAACAAAATCATCGCAAAGGTCGCACACCGCGCGTTCGGCGCAGAGCCGGTCAAACGGAAGAAGACCCAAAAGGAAGACTGAGCCGTGGGGCGTCAGTCAGGCTGCCGGAGTCCTCCCCGGCGGCCGCCCCTCCGGGGGTTGATTTTTCGGGCATGGAACAGAGGAAGGGTTCTTCCTCCGGATCAACAGAACCGTTCAGAACAAGGAGGACAAAAACATGTGTATGAAGCACAAGATCCAGATCAATATTGCTGACCGCAAGGGGAACAAGCAGCGCATCGTAAGCGGCACGACCGTGCGCCTGCCGGAAAGGCTGCTCCGTTTCCTCTTCGGGGATTTTACTGAAGTCCTGGTGCTGACCCCCGGCAAGACCGTGGAGGGCATTGAGGTGAAGGAAATAAGGGATGGGGGTGAGCGCCATGCAGAAACCTGCTGAACCATCCCTGCCTATGCCGGTAAAGGCAAAGCCATACAAACATCAGCAGGCCGGGTTCGACTTTGCCTGCAGGAAATTCGGCCTCCTCCCTTCTGATTCAAAAAGCAGGGGTGTTGCACTCCTGATGGAAATGGGGTGCGGCAAGACGCTGACGGCGATCGGGATAGCCGGAATTCTATACCAGTTTGGACTGGCAGACAGGGTGCTGGTCGTAGCGCCGCTTTCCATTCTTGGCGTATGGGAGTCGGAGTTCGCAGACTTCGCAGATTTTCCCTATCAGCTGACAATCCTCAAGGGAACGTCGGAGAAAAAGAAAAAGATGCTGAAGGAGGTGTCCGGGGACGGACTGCAGGTCGTGGTGGTCAATTATGAATCCGCAAGGATCCTCGTGAATGAACTCCTGCGTTTCGACGCCGACCTTATTATCGCCGATGAGGGACACAAGATGAAAGAGAACCACAGCAAGCAGTCCAAAGCAATGCATTCCCTTGGCGACCGGGCGTCGTACAAGCTGTTGCTGACCGGCACATTAATCACAAATAAAGAACTGGATGTGTTCAGCCAGTACCGTTTTCTGAACAGCCAGGTATTCGGCACATCATTCTATGCATTCAGGAACAGCTATTTCGACATGGTCGGCTACGGCAACCATATCCCCCGTTTCCGCAGATGGATGCTCGACGATTTCCTTCGGAAACTCCACAGCATCGCGTACCGCGTCACAAAGGCGGAGTGCCTGGACCTTCCGGCGATTACCGAGGAAGTCCGAACCATACAGCTTGAGCCGAAAGCACAGAAGATCTACGAGGATCTGGAAGAAGACAGCTTCACGGAACTGAGAGGCACCGAGGTTACTGCGGCCAATGTGCTGACCAAGCTGCTCCGGCTCTCCCAGGTCACGGGCGGGCATCTCACTGATGACGAGTCTGATATTCACCAGATCAGCACGGCGAAACTGGAGGCGCTTTCGGACATTATCGATTCCGTTATGGATGAGGGCCGGAAAATTGTTGTCATGGCACGTTTTATCCCGGAACTGAACGACATCGAAGCCCTGCTCCGGAAAAAAGGAATCGGCTATGCCTGTATCCGCGGCGGCGTAAAGGATCGCGCCGGGGAAGTCAGCCGTTTTCAGAACGACCCGGAATGCCATGTTTTCGTCGGACAGATTGCGGCGGCAGGCCTCGGCATCACGCTGACGGCGGCAAGCACTATGTGTTTTTACAGCCTCGATTACTCCATGGCGAATTTTGACCAGGCAAAAGCCCGCATCCACCGCGTATCACAGACTGAAAACTGCCATTACATCTATCTGGTCGCGGCGGACACCGTCGACCGTAAGATCCTCCGTTCCCTCCGCGGGAAGATCGACCTTGCCAAAATGCTCGTCGATGACTACCGCAAAGGCCGGAACCCCTTCGCAGACTGACTTTTCATGAGGGGGTTGATTTTTCCGGTAAGGGACAGGAAAGGAGGCAGATGCCATGAACAATGAAATCTTTGAAATGGCCGACAAGCTGAAAGCGGCCAGGGATCGTAAGGATGGACTGAAGGAGCAGCTTAAGGCTGCGGAAGCAGAAGTTGACGGGCTTGACCTTGCGCTGTCGGACAAGATGGCGGAGCAGGAAGTGGAACGCTTCTCCCGAAACGGGAGCACGTTCTATCTGAATTCCAGGCTCTATGCGTCCCCGGCGGCAGGCAGGAAAGATGATCTGATGCGGACGCTGAAGGACAACGGCTACGGCAGCCTGGTAGTCGAAACAGTCAACGCCAACACTCTTGCTTCGTTTGTGAAAGAGCAGAAGGCGGCGAACGAAGATGAAGTACCCGCATGGCTGTCCGATGTTGTCTCGGTCTACGAGAAAGTATCGGTCGGCGTACGCAAGGGCTGAAGGAACAACACTATCACTCATTAATAATGGAGGACACAGAGATGTCAGAATCTAAAAAGAACAATGAAATTATGGAAAACAGCGGCTTTGCCGCACTGATGGACGGTGACGCGCTGGAGGATGCGGCGGCAGATCTTGCAGGACTGCAGCTGACATTCGACCGCATCAAGATACCGGCAGGCGGTTCGACCGCATTTGAAATTCCGGGAGATGGGGACGAGACGGAAATGGCAAAGGAAGTGAAAGGCGTTATCCTTCTCCATCACCCGGCCTATGCCTATTACACGGAGAAATACAGCGGAGGGTCGAATCCCCCGGACTGCGGATCATTCAACGGAATCCAGGGCACGGGCAATCCCGGAGGGGCTTGTGCATCCTGCCCGTACAACCAGTTCGGCAGCGGAGAGGGGCAGTCGAAAGCGTGCAAGAACCGCCGCATGCTCTACATCCTCATGGAGAACGAGCTGTTCCCGATGGTACTGTCACTGCCGACCGGGTCGCTTAAGGAGTTCACCAGGTATGTGAAGCGCCAGCTCTCGAAAGGACGCAAGCTGTCCAATATTGTGACGCGCATTTCCCTTAAGAAGGCAACGAGCGCGTCCGGCATCGCGTATTCCCAGGCGGCGTTCACCTTTGAACGTGTGCTCAGCGATGCCGAGAAAGCGGCGGTTGGTCAGATGGCAGGCCAGGTCAGGGAGTATGCCGCAAACCTGACCCTCGCTTCCCTTGCCGGGAGCGGGGAAGAGCCGTATGCGGACACGGAAAACGGCGGGACAGCAGAACCGCTCAAATAAGGATAACCGAAGTCTGTGCTCCGGGAGGGGTGTCCCCTCTCCCGGAGTCTTTCCAATAAGGAGATTTCTACATGGAAGAAAAGAAAGATTACAAGGTCGTGACTGACCCGGAGGAGGTTCTGGCATATATTTCCGACGCCCCTGCCGTGGCGTTCGACTATGAGACATCGCCGGACGAAGGATACCGTGATGATGACAAGGCGGCGCTCGACCCTGCGAAGAGCCACATCTGCACCATGAGTTTAAGCACTGCGCCGTATTCCGGCATCATGATCCCCGTTGCCCACAAGGCTGGCGAGAACATGAACCGCACGGCGTTCGAGAACTTCCGCAGGGAGTTTCTCACGGATACGAAGAAGGTCAAGATTGCCCACAACCTGTCCTTCGAGTCGATGTTCTCCTATAAGGACGGCATCGTCATCCAGGGACCGGTCTACGATACCATCGCGGCAAGCCAGATGACGCTGAAGACCGCCACGGAGTTCAGAAAACTGTCGGACTCCGGTCTGAAAAAGCTGTCTGCGGAACTTCTGCATGATCCGATGCTCTCATTTGGGGATGTGACGGACGGCAGGCCGTTTGATGAACTCGATCCGGCAGAACCTGAAACGATCCGCTACAGCTGCGAGGATTCTGACAAGGCGCTCAGGCTCTATTACCTGTTCAACGGATGGTTCGACAGGTTTCTGCCCCGGCACAGATGGATTGTGGAGAATATTGAATCGCCGACTGCCGTTTACCTTGGAATTATGAAATACAACGGCGTCCCGGTGGACACGGAACTTATGCGTGAGCGGAAATCGGAGGCTGACCGGGAAATGGAGCGGGTTCGGCGGGACATCGCCTTTATCATCGGAGATGTGGATATCGGCAGCAACTGTTCGACGAACGCTTTCAAGAAGTACCTGTTCAAGGATCTCGGCCTCCCGGTCATGAAGACTACGGAAACGAACCGCGCGGCGGCCGACGATGCCGTCATGATCCAGATGAAGGAGTGGTGCGACAAGAACCGCCCGGAACTGTCGCACCTGTTCGAACTTGTCCAGGAATACCGCAAGTGGAACAAGATCACATCGACTTACATCACGGGTTACAGCAAGTACATCAGCCCGGTGACGGGCAGGATCCATCCGAGTTTCTTCGCTCTCAGCACTGACACGGGCAGGTTCTCCTGCAGCCGTCCGAATCTGCAGAACGCCCCAAGGAAGACCAACGACCCGGTCGGAGTCCGTAATTTCATCAAAGCGCCGGAGGGGCATCTTATCGTGAGCTGCGACTACAGCCAGATCGAACTGAGGGTCGGTGCGTTCTACTGCCGGGACAAGACAATGATGGACACCTACAAGTCCGGGGGTGATATCCACGCAGCCACCACGAGCGTTATCTTCTCCGTCCCATATGAGCAGGCGAAGGACAAGAACTCTGAAAATTACAAGGAACGCCGCACCATCGCCAAGAACGTCAACTTCGGCACGTTCTACGGCCTGTTCCCGCGCGGACTCCAGAAGACCCTCAGGTTCAAGGCGGGGGTTGATAAATCTGTCCAGGAGTGTGAAGAGATCATCCGAAACCTGAAAGCGGGCTACCCTGCGCTTACAACGTGGCAGGAGGAGACGAAGGCGGAGGCTGCAAGAAGGATGTATTCAGAAACATGGCTCGGCAGGAGGCGGTATCTTCCCGGCATCCGTTCGGATGACTGGGGTCAGAAGTCATTCGCGGAGCGGTGCAGCATGAATACCCCGGTCCAGGGGACGGCGGCGGATATCCTCAAGCTGTCCCTGGGCAGGCTCATCAAGGGTCTGCCGGAGAGGCCGTGGCTGAAGCCCATCCTCCAGATCCATGATGAACTGACCTTCATCATCCCGGAAGACAGGCTCGGAGAGGCTGTGCCGTACATCAGGTCATGCATGGAACCACAGCCGTTCCCGGAGTTCGACCTCCCCCTTGTTGCGGAGGCGTCCGCTGGCAGGACCTTCGGAACACTGGAAGAACTGGAGGACTGAATTATGCACAGAAATTCTGAAGGCTACGCTGACCCTACGGCCGGACAGGCTATGGGCCAGCTGATGAGCGAATACCGCCGGGAGCGGAAACGCACCTGGCAGAGACAGTATGAAATGAAGACGAGGCCGAAAGCCTACGTGGCGTCCGCCTATGCCGGCGATACCGCCGTCAACATGGAACGCGCCGCAAAGGCATGCCGTTTCGCGGCGGACAGGGGCATGATGCCCGTGGCAAGCCATCTCATGTATCCGGCGATGGGGTTTGACGATTCCGTCCCGGAACAGAGGGAGATGTGCTGCATGTTCGGGCTGGCGCTCCTTGCCGTCTGCGATGAGGTCTGGTGCTTCACGGCGGGCGGGAAGATGTCCCCCGGCATGGAAGCAGAAGTCCGTGAGGCGGAGCGTCTCGGCAGGAAGGTCCGTTATTACAGCATCGAGGAGGTGGAGGCATGATCAATGTAACAGCGACAGATATCCTTGGCAGCCTGTTCAACCCTGCGGACGTCGTATGTTTCCGTGTTTTTGATGACAAGAAACGCGGCCTGTTCCAGGGGGCGAAGCTGCAGTGCGAATGCGGCAAGTACAAGTCCATCGAGGATACATTGAAACAGCATAACGCGCAGGACCGGGGCGTGTTTTTCGTCGTGAACTACGGAGGACAGGACGATGAATCCATCACCCGGATCAACGCCCAGTTCCTTGAGATGGACGACGGCACATTTGAGGAGCAGCAGGCTAAGATCGACGCATTCCCGCTGAAACCATCCATGATTGTAAGGACGCAGAAATCCCTGCATGTTTATTATTTTATGGACAGTACCGCGAAGGCCGGGCGTTTCCGCACGATACAGAAGCAGCTCGTGAAACAGTTCGGCGGCGATCCCATGTGTGTGAACGAGTCAAGGGTTATGAGACTTCCGGGCTTTTATCACTGCAAGACGGATACTCGCGTCATGGTGGAATGCATCTCGTTCCACCCGGAACGCAAATACACGCAGGACGAGTTATCCGGGCTGCTTCCGGAAGTGGAGGAAAAGCCGCCGGAAAACAAGAGCGGTGAACAGAAAGGCCTGGACATCATCATGCGGGGCTGCGATTTTTTAAAGCACTGCAAAGAGGATGCCGCTTCCCTGTCCGAACACGACTGGTATGCCATGATCAGCAACCTCTCCCCTTTCGAAGGAGGGGCAAAACTCATCCATGAGCTTTCGTCGCCGTATCCCGGATACAACGCGGCGAATACGCAGAAGAAAATCAACCATTTCCTGGAGTCCGGGACGAAGCCCATTACCTGCAAAACAATCTGCGAGAAAGGTTTCAAATGCCCAAGGTTCGCATCCGGGGAATGCAAGGTCAAGTCGCCCGCCGCCCTGTGTTACCAGCCCCTTTCCGCGGACGCGCTCCAGGAGGCCGTGGCGGGGCTGCCCTTTAAGGACAGCGCCATTGAAGACCTGCAGACTGCGGAACGTTTTGTCAGGGACTATCTTTACAACCAGGATGTGGTCATCGCGGATGTGATCATCAATAACGTGCTGCGCGACCATCTCAAACTGAAGGCATCGTTCCTGAAATCTCTGAATGCCGTCTACAAGGACATCAGCAGGACTTACAAGGCAAGCAGGGCGGCGAAAAAATCAAAGGCCGGGGCTGCCCTTCCGGACTGGTACGAGCCTATGGAGAACAACGGCCTGCGTTTCCTTCCGGGAGTGCTTGCACAGGACATGGCTGAAACGCAGCAGGTTTTCTATGCCGCCGAGCAGCATTTCGGTTACAGCGGCGGAGTCTATTCGGAGATGAGCGAGATGGAGGCACAGAAACTTGTCCAGGACAGGATGCTCGTGCGCGAGACTAAGATGACGCAGATTGTGGACGCGGAGAAACAGTGGCGGCTGAAAGTCCAGAAGGACATCCGGGAACTGAATGCAAACCCTTACATCATCAACGTGCGCAACGGCCTGTACAACGTCCTTGAGGACACCCTGACGGAACATACCCCGGATTACTATTCAACGGTGCAGCTGGCGGTGACTTATGACAGGAAGGCTGACTGTCCGCTGTTCAGGAAGTACCTTGAAGAGTCGATGGACGGGGATATGGACCAGGTGGGGCTGATCCAGGAGATGCTTGGATATTTCCTTATCCCGGTAAACTCGGCACAGAAGTGTTTTGTCATCGTGGGCGTGGCGGCAGCGGGAAAATCCGTGCTGCTCCGCGTGCTGAATGATGTCCTCCTCGGCAGGCGGAACGTATCCAATGTATCGTGGCAGGCGCTGAACGAGCGGTTTAAACCCGCGGAACTCTTCGGCAAACTGGCCAACATCTTCGCCGACCTGCCGACAAAGAACATTGACGACAACGGGATCTTCAAAGCACTTGTCGGAGAGGATTATCTGACCGTGGAAAAGAAGAACAAGAACCCTTTCTCTTTCCAGTCAAGCGCAAGGCTCCTGTTCTCCTGCAACAGCATCCCCATGAACTACGGGGACAAAAGCGAGGGGTTCTACCGCAGGCTTATCATCATCCGTTTTAACAGGACCGTACCGCCGGAAAAGCGCGACCCGGAACTTCTGGAAAAATTCCGCATGGAGGCGGACGGCATTTTCCTTTTCGCCCTGGAAGGGCTGAAGAGGCTCATGAACAACCATTACCGTTTTTCGGAAACGCAGGTCAACAAGGCGGAGCTGCAGCAGTACCGTGAGGAGTCTGATTCCGTGCTCTCGTTCACCAAGGAGTACTGCGAACTGGGCGGGGGCTGTACCGCAGGGTCGACGGAACTGTTCAACGCGTACAAGGGCTACTGCGACGAGTGCGGGCTGAAACCGTATTCCCAGAAGAAATTCGTGCAGCAGGTGCTCGCCGCGTGCCCCGGCGTAACACGTGAAATCGACCGCGTGGCGAAGCGTCGTGTTCTCTCCGGGATCAAACTCGGCGAGGTGCTCGGATGACAGGAAACAACGGGGTTTTGACAATGAACGATGCTATTCCGGCCAACGCGTTTTATGCCGCAGGAACACATCGGAACACGTTTTTCCCTACTCTCCATATATACACAAAAAATAAATGCATATGTGATTTTTTATAATCTGATAATCGTCATAATGGCATTTCTCGTGTTCCATGTGTTACAACGCAGTGTTTTCAAGGATTCTCCGGAACACATCCATCATCAGGAGGCTCTAATGGCTGAAAAAGATATTGTAAGACAGATACTCCGGTATCTGAAGACCGTGCCCGGGTGCTTCGCCTGGAAGGAACACGGCGGCATGTACGGGACAGCAGGCATCCCGGATATCATTGCCTGCATAGGCGGGCGGTTCTTTGCGTTTGAAGTGAAGACCGCGGATGGAAAACCTACGAAACTCCAGGAAACGACCATCCGTAAAATCCTCGCGGCCGGCGGCACGGCACTGGTAGTCCGCTCGGCAGACGAGGTGCGGGCTGTGGTAGGCAGTCCCCTGCGCTGAAACAACGGTCATTGAACAAGGAAAACAATGCCTCAATGCATTTAAGATACAATGCCTTCCCCAACAAAAAACAATCGGAGGTATTGATTATGACACCATATGAATCGCTGGCCAATGCCGTGGTATTAGGGGCGGTGAAGGACTGGAGGGATGCGGCAAAGCAGCTCCGCAGGCATCCGGGGAGTCCGTCCGCCCTGCGGATGAAAGAAGAAACGGAAGCGTTCTTCCTCTCCGGCAGATTCCAGATGTTCACATCTGTAGACGGCAAAGCCCTGTTAAGCAAACTGTGCATGGAGGATTAATATATGACATCGAAAGATTATTTACGGCAGGCCTACAGGCTTGACCAGAGGATCAACAGTGATATAGCGGAGGCGGCAAGGCTGCGGGAGATGTCTGTGAGCGTTTCCTCCCCCGCCTTTGACGAAAGGGTGCAGACAAGCAGGGATGCCGACGCCCCGTTCGTCAGATGCCTGGAGAAGATCATGGCGCTTGAGGAACACATCAATCGTGAGATAGACCTTTACGTCGATCTCAAGGAACAGATCCGGACCGTGATTGAAACGGTCCCGAACATGGATGAACGGATGGTGCTGAAGTACCGCTACGTCCACAACATGACCTGGGAGCAGATTGCCGACAAATTGTACGAGAGCGTGAGCACCATCAAGCGCCAGCATGGTTCAGGACTGACGCATGTGAAGATGCCGGAAACGCCTGTCGTTATCGGAAAGCTGGACTGTTCTGACCCGTTTTGAACCGGGATGACCTCCCGCCTGTTGTGTTATAGTATAATCAGCAAATCAGAATAAAGGACCGGCGGACAGCCGGACGAGCCTCGGAAGGGAGCAATCCCCGCCGGGGCTTTCTTTATGCCCGGAAGGAGGTGAGGGCTGTGCCGAGACTTCCAAGAAGAGGGTGCGCTTACAACGGGTGCCCGAGGCTTGCCGAGGAAGGCAGCCAGTACTGCAAGGAGCACAAGAAGCTTATGGACAGTCAGTACAACAGGTACGAACGCCGCCCCGATACGAACAAGAAGTATGGGAGGGCATGGAAACGAATCCGCGACAGATATGCGAGGGAGCATCCTTTGTGCGAACGCTGTTTCGCGGAAGGCAGGCTTACTCCCGTGGAAGAGGTACATCACATCATCCCGATCTCGCAGGGCGGGACGCATGACCCTTCGAACCTGATGAGCCTTTGCCAGTCGTGCCACACGAAAATCCATCTTGAGATGGGAGACAGGCAGATCAGGCGCTGACCCCAGGGGTGAAGTGTACCCCGTTGTTCGGACAAAATAATCAAACTTGAAATCCGAAAGCTGAATCCGTGATATAATGTTCCTGCTTTACTGACAGACAGGATAGGGCAACGCTGGAGAGCGACCCGAGCGGGCTGTCAGGTTTGCGGGGAAGGCGGAGCTTTGGCTTCGTCTTTTTCTTTGCCTTTCCCGGAAACAAAAGCGTTAAACTCCGGGGGGTTGGGGGCAGCGCCCCCAAATGTATCCAACGGATAAATTCCCGTCATGACAAACTTGTAGTACTCACACGGCGAGAGCTTGGCAAGGCTCCATTGATACCGGTCGTTGTTATAATACTCAATCCAAGCGTAAACACGTTCAGCAATTACTGCATGTCCATAAGATCCAACCGGTGGCAGTTCATCCTTCATGTGTCCAAATAGGCTTTCCTGCGGTGCATTGTCCCAACAATTTCCTCTGCGGGACATGGATTGACGGAGGTTGTAATCATTCAGAATGGCAACGAATTTAGAACTGGTGTATTGGCATCCTTGATCTGAATGGATCAGGGCGTCCGTGTGAAGTTCAGACCCATGCTTTTCCATCAGTTGATTTACGGTGTCCAAGACGAAATCTGTATCACAGGAGTTACTGCAGGTACAGGCCAAAACTTCTTTTGTGAATGCGTCCATGATCACACAGACGTATGAATAATAGTAAGCTCGTTGGCTGCTATCTCGGTGTACCGGTCTCGGAATATATGTAATGTCCGTCAGCAGAACAGTGCGCGGTCCAAATGACTTAAACTGTCTGTTTAGTATGTTCGGAGCTGTCCTGTTTTCCTGTAGACGCTTGCCGAGCTTGCGGTACGGATTTACCTTTCGTACCGGACATACGAGGTGATACTTTTTCATCAGTCTGCGAATCTTCTTTGTGTTCATAAGCACCGGGGGATCCTGATGCCGCAGTCTCATGTGTATACCGCGTGCGCCTTTTGAATATCCGCGGAAATTGTATGCAGCCACAATGAGGTCAAAGTCTCTTTGATCGGCCTCATCGGATGCTGTCCGCTCGGTCTGATGTCCACGCCAGTAATAAAATCCCGAACGAGATACGCCTGCTATTTCACAAAGATAAGAAATATTCAGAAGATTGTCATCCTGGCTAATGGTTTCATTTATGATGCGGTAGCGGACTTCTGGGGAACCATTCATATACATGGCTATTTCCCTTTCTTCTCCGCAAATATAATTTTTTTTATAAACTCAATCTCTTGGGACATGTAGGCAACCTTCGCAGCGAGATGGTTTATTTCTGACTCGCTCATCAATGGAGGATGCCCTTTGTTTGCCCTACGAGGCGGCGCTGGCAGTGGAGGTGCATCCTCGTTGTCATCCGGATAAGGATCATTTCCTTCGGTAAACTCGAGGCCACGTCCTTTTGCTTGCCGCAGAAGCTTAAAAAAGCCGAGAATGCGTGCACGTCCTAATGTCTCCGGGTTGAGGCCGACCTCAGAAAAAATCTGTATCGGATCGACCCCATCGCAGTACCGTTGCCAAGCTGCATCTTTAAAAGCTTTTGTGTATGACACTGTTTTGCTTGAGACATATGCCACATGAGGCGAGTCCGTGAGTTCCTTGAGTTGTTCTGCAGAGAACGCAGCATGCTCATATGTGCCGTCAGGATTCTTTTTCTTACGGCCTGCACCAGGACGTGAACCCCCACGATTACTGCTGTTTGCCATTGATAATTCCTCCTTTTGCAGAGAGAAATGATTTCAAATACAGATATTATAGCATTATCTGTCCGGTCTGTGGATGCAAACTATATTATCTGTCCGAAAACTTGATTTCCAACTCTGCGATTTGTGTGATGATTTTGATTTCACACTCTCGAATTTCAATCAATGACTGTCCAAATTTCGGGGTACGGATCAGGGGCGGGTCAAATCTCCGGGACGGCTTCCGCCGGGCAACGGCGCGGGGTCACGTGCGCGAAATTCAGCATTCAAACGGGGTATTAACCCCTGCAGCCGGAACGGAGGTTGGAAAATGGCAAAGGATGGTACGAACAGGGGCGGCCCAAGACCCGGAACGGGTCCGAAAAAGAAACCGCTGCTTGACAGAATACAGGACGGGACGGCAAAAGGCACGATGGTAATGCCGGATGACCTTCCAGAACCCGCGGATATAGAGGGCAGCGACATCCCGCCTGTCCATGAATATCTCAAAGCGGTGCAGAAGAACGGGAGCACGTTGTGCGCGGAGGAAGTATTCCGCGACACCTGGAGATGGCTGAAGGCCCGGGGCTGTGAAATGTTAGTAAACAACCAGCTTGTCGAGCAGTACGCCATGAGCGTGGCGCGGTGGATACAGTGCGAGGAAGCGATATCTGAATTCGGATATCTTGCCAAGCATCCGACTACCGGCAACGCCATCGCGTCGCCGTATGTGTCAATGAGCAGGGATTATAAGAAACAGGTCAATGCGGACTGGTATCAGATTTACCAGATCGTGCGGGAAAACTGTTCCGTGGAATATGACGGGGATTCCCCGCAGGAAGACCTTATGGAGCGGCTGCTCCGTGCAAGGAACAGAAAATAGGCGGAGGAAGAATCATGTTTGAAAAAGTGAATCCGGGACACCCGGATAAAATAGCTGACCGCATCGCCGGGGCGCTTGTCGACCTGGCGTATGGAAAAGAGGAAAATCCGAGGATCGCCGTGGAAGTCCTCATAGGGCATGGCGCGTGCCACATCATAGCGGAGACTTCCGTGCCCCTCTCCGGCACTGAAGTCTCGGAAACCGTCGGGAGGATTGCGGGAAATGTAAAAACCGATTATGTGGAAGTCCCGCAGGATGCACATCTTGCGGATAACCAGATGGGACGCATCCGCTGCGGCGACAACGGCATCTTCAAAGGGATGCCTGTCACGGCGGAGCAGAAGGAACTGGCGAGGATAGCTGAAGATGTGTATGACACATTCCATTCCGACGGGAAGTACATCCTGGACGGAGTAAGGCTGATCATCTGCCAGAGCAACGCCGCATCCGATGACATAAGGAACATGTATCCCGGAGCGGAGGTCAATCCCCTGGGGTACTGGACAGGCGGCACGGATGTGGATACCGGTGTCGCAAACAGGAAACTCGGCAGCGACATGGCTGATTCCGTTACAGGCGGCGGGGTTCATGGAAAGGATCTCAGCAAGGCGGATGTGGCAGTGAACATCTGGGCTTTCCTCAAGGCGCAGGAAACAGGAAAACCCGTGGAAGCATGCTGCGCAATCGGGGACGGAGAGGTTTCCGGCGTTCCTTATGGAGAGATTGTTGAAACTGCAAGGCAGTACATCAAGAGGATTGGCGGTTTCGAGAAATTTGCAGAATGGGGGCTGGTGAGATGAAGACGACGACACAGATGCAGCTTGTCCCGGTTGAAAAGCTCATACCATACGTAAACAATGCGCGTACCCATTCGCTGGAACAGATCAACAAGCTCCGTTCCTCGCTCCGTGAGTTCGGGTTCATCAACCCGGTCATTATCGACAAGGATTTCAATGTGATCGCGGGCCACGGCAGGCTGCTTGCAGCAAAGGCGGAGGGCATAAAGGAAGTCCCGTGCGTACTGGTCGATTACCTTACCCCGGCACAGAAGAAGGCATACATCATTGCGGACAACCGCATGGCGATGGATGCCGGATGGGACGAGGAACTCCTGCGTGTCGAGATCGAATCGCTGCAGGCGGAGTCATTTGATATCTCGCTGACCGGGTTTGACGAAAAGGAACTGTCCGGCCTGTTCGATGACGGCGTGGAAGCGAAGGAAGACGGCTTTGATGTGGATGCCGAGCTGGAGAAGCCGGCTTTTTCAAAATCCGGGGATGTATGGAAACTTGGCAGACACAGGGTGCTCTGCGGCGACTCAACACTGCCGGAAAGCTACGCGGCAGTGCTCGGCGGCAACAAAGCGAACCTCGTCTGCACAGATCCCCCATATCTGGTTTCGCTGAACAGTGCGGTGGGAAAGATCAAAAACGACGACCTCTCTGATGAGGAAGGATATAAGTTTTTAAAGAAGGCATTCGACTGCTTCCATGACGCGATGGCAGAGGATGCCTCAATTTATGTGTTTTACGCGACAATGAAAGCAAGAGTATTTTACGATGCCTATGAGGATGCCGGCTTCAAGGTCGGTGCCGGACTTGTCTGGCGCAAACCGCGGGCGCCCCTGATGCGGACAGACTGGAAGTTCAATATGGAACCGCTTATCTGGGGATGGCGCAGGGACGGCAAACATGTCTGGTACGGCGACCAGAAGCAGAAAGCAGTGTTCGAATTCGACGGCATCAGGAATGCAAAGGAGGATGGTTTCGGCCATCCATCCAGCAAGCCGGTTCCGTTGATCGCTTATCTCATCAAGCAGTGTACGCAGACCAACGGTATCGTCCTGGACGGTTTTCTTGGATCAGCATCCACGCTGATGGCGTGTGAGCAACTGAACCGTGTATGCGCCGGCATTGAACTTGAACCGAAGTTTGTGGATGTGGCGGTCGAGCGGTACCGTTCCTTTACGGGCAGCGACGAAGGCATCATCCTCATCCGGGACGGCAGGGAAATCCCGTATAAGGATGTGTCGAAGCCTGCGGAAAAGGGGGCGGACTGATGGAAAATGATACAGATAAAAGAGGCATGACCCTCGGCAGCCTGTTCGACGGCTCCGGGGGTTTTCCTTTAGGAGGGCTTATTTCCGGCATTATCCCGGTGTGGGCATCGGAAATCGAGCCTTTCCCTGTCCGGGTTACAACAAAACGGCTGCCTTTCATAAAACATTACGGCGATGTCTCAAAACTGGATGGAAGGGACATGAAACCGGTAGATATCATCACATTCGGCAGCCCGTGCCAGGATATGTCCATCGCGGGCAAACGTGAGGGTCTGGACGGCAACCGTTCAGGACTTTTCTATCAGGCCATCCGCATTATCAGGGAAATGAGGGAAAAAACCAATGGAGAAAAGCCAAGATACATCGTATGGGAAAACGTCCAGGGCGCTTTCTCCTCGAACAAAGGAGAAGACTTCCGCTGTGTCCTTGAAAGCGTCTGCCGTATCGCAGACGAAACCGTATCTGTCCCTCCGGTTAATAAGTGGGCAGGGGCGGGACACATCATGGGAACTGGATTTTCCGTTGCCTGGAGGACGCTTGACGCCCAGTACTGGGGAGTGCCCCAGAGAAGAAAACGCATCTACCTTGTCGCAGATTTTGCAGGTGGGAGTGCCGGAAAGATACTGTTTGAGTCAGAAGGCGTGTCTGGGTATTCTGCAGAGGGCTTCCGCGCGTGGCAAGGAACTGCCTCCCCTTCTTGCAGGGGCGCTCAGAAAGCAGGCGGAACGGATGCCGGCATAGGAACAGGCGCATTTCTATATAAACAGGGCGCGGCATCGAGGTCGGTCGGTTTTGAAGAGGAGAAAAGTCCGACACTCAGTACGGATGCCAACCATGTGGGGGTTGTCTGCCTGAACGACCAGGGCGGGGAGCGTATGGATGTGACGGAGGGAAAGACATCGACGCTCCGGGCGGGTGCGAACCATCCGCCGCTTGTCTTTGAGAACCATTCACAGGACAGCCGGTACACGGGTCCGCTCGACGTTGCGCAGACCGTACTCTCCACATTCGGGACGGGAGGAAACAACCAGCCGTTTGTGGTGGAAACACCGAAAACGTTGAAAATCCGGAGCGGGTGTGATGGCGGCGGCAAGGGACCGCTCATCCAGGATGACAAGTCTGCAACGCTCGGTACCAATAATGACCAGACGCTGTTCCAACCGAAAGTTTACGGTATCTGTTCCAAAACGAGCCATTCAATGCTGTCGGATAATCCGAAGAGCGGATTCTACGAGGCGGAAACCACGAGGACGCTTGATGCCAACGGAGGCAGCCCCGTATGCAATCAGGGAGGCATGGCTGTGGTCGAACCGGTCCCGTTCACGCAGAACCAGAGGGATGAAGTCAGGACGCTTGGGGATAAGACCGGTGCGCTGAATGCGGCTGCCGGGACAAAACAGCAGACTTATATCCTGCAGGGGGCGATGATCGGACGGTCGGAAAAAAACGGGCCGCAGGGGTCGGGGGTGAACAAGGATGTTTCCTTTACCCTGGATGCCACCGACCGTCATGCAGTGGCTTACGGGAAAGACAGGCTGTACACGGCAAGCAAGGCATCGTTCTTTATGTCGGCGCATGAAAAAGTGGCCGATACGCTGGTGGCGACCGACTATAAAGATCCTCCGCTCATCAATGACAAAGACGGCGCTGATTATATCGTCCGCAGACTGACCCCTACGGAATGTGCAAGACTGCAGGGCTTTCCTGACTGGTGGTGCAATGACCTCGGTACGGAGAAACCGACCGATGAAGAAATGTACTTCTGGTACCAGGTATTTGAAACCTACCGTGATGTGACAAACCCAGGAGGAAAGATGAAGACCTCGAACCAGATAAGGAAATGGCTGCAGAATCCTGCCTCGGACTCCGCTGAATATAAGATGTGGGGCAACGGCGTTGCACTCCCCTGCGTGGTCTTCGTGCTGTCCGGGATTGTGTACTATGCACAGAAATCCGGCTCGTGATACGGTAGATAATTAATCCGGAAATGGCGGAAAACCCGTTGCTATTGCTGGCTTTCAGAGTGATGTATTACATGAAGAAAAGCACAGGGCTTTTCCGAAAACAGACAAGGAGGTACGCACAATGAAACTCAGCATGAACAGCAGCGTGGGAAACAGGAAGGCACTGGTCAGCCGCCTCGGGGAACTGACCGGGACGAAGCCGCATTACGACGGTGTTCCGGGATGCACCTATACCATTGGGGCATACAAAGTCCTGAAGGACGGCAGCATCGAAACGGAGGACGGCATCGGCGATGTCCTCAAGGTCCTTGGAGCGGAAGGCTTCATCGACCTGACAGAGGCAGAAGCGGAGCAGACAGAAGGGCCTGCTGCAGGAATGGACAAGCCGGAAGAAACAGAACAGCCGGAGAACACCGGCCTCACGGTGGAGATCCCGCTCGACCAGGTTGCGGTCGGAAACCTCACAAAGCTCCTGGACGCCAAGGGCAGCCTGATCAAGAAGGCACTCGGCATCGGGGACATCAGCATCGAGGTCAAAGAGGACCGGGTTGCTTTCCCCTGGTTCAAAGACACGCCGCCGGAGAACGCGATGGCCTGCAGCAAGTTCATCGCAGCCCTTTGCAAAATGGCGAAGGAGGCCAAACGGGTCACCGCCACCGAGAAGGAAGTCGGGAATGAGAAGTACGCATTCCGGTGCTTCCTCCTCCGGCTCGGATTCATCGGGGCAGAGTACAAGCAGGACAGGAAAATCCTCCTGCAGAACCTTTCCGGGTCATCCGCTTTCAGGAGCGGGGCGAAAAAGGAGGCGGCTGACGATGCGGTTTCCAAATGAAGAGACAGTAAAGAGGGTCCGGGAACAGTACCCGGCCGGCACCAGAATCGAACTGGTGCGGATGGACGATGTGCAGGCACCGCCGGAAGGAACCCACGGGACGGTCGTCGGGGTCGATGACACAGCCTCCCTCCTGGTCAACTGGGACAACGGCAGCGGGTTGAACGTGGTGTACGGAGAGGACATCGTGAAGAAGCTGAAGACTGTGAAGACCGTCTGCTACGGGGAAGAGAAAATCTGGGACAACCGCGAAGAGGCAGCCGGATTCTTCCTCGAAGGCATGGCGATGAGCGAGGGCAGCGAACAGGCACGGTACACGAAGATCTACTCGGAACTGATGGCGGGAATGGAGGTGTGCACGGATGGATGCGGTGATTAAGGAGCAGATCCTTACGGTGCGGGACACCGGCCTCACCAACATGTTCGATGTGAACGCCGTGCAACGGATTGCTTACGAGATGGATTTCTACGAACTGGTGACATGGCTGGAAGACCACCGCAAGGAATACGTGCGGTTCATCCTTACCGGCGGGGAGGGATAAACCATGTGGAGCGAAGGCACGATAGGCATCCCGGACGCGAAGGACAAAGAAAAATACACAGTCTGCCACTACTGGGTGAAGCATTTCGGCGAACCGGGCAAGCAGTACGGCATCAACGGCGGGAGGATCAGCAAGCTGATGATAAAGGTGGACGGAAAGGTCATGGCCAATTATGACCGCGGGTGGGACACAAAGCCCATGGACGAACCGGCCAGGCTTGCCTGCTGCATCCTGCTGGACAACTACAACTGATAAAGAACAACCGATAGGAATATCGGCGGATACGGCCCGGCCGGGCTGTATCTCGTTACGGACGGCTTGCTGGCAGCAGGTCTTTTTTTATGTCTGGAGGGGCGATGAAGAAATATCTGATTGACCGGACAGAGCTGCCTTACGACGCTTTTGTAGTGGCCAAAGCGTGGCTGTGTCCGTATGAAGACGGGAAAGAGGGTGAGGAAACGCATGATACGGAAACTGAAAAAATACAGACCGACGAAGTTCATGGCGAAGACCTCGCACTATGACGGATATGCTGCCGATGTGGTGGTGGCTTTTATTGAGCAGCTGAAACATACCAAGGGAGAGTTCTATAAGCAGCCATTTGAACTTATAGACTGGCAGGAACAGATTATCAGGGACATCTTCGGAATCCTCAAGCCCGATGGCTACCGTCAGTTTACGACAGCATACATAGAGGTCCCGAAAAAATGCGGGAAAAGTGAACTTGCAGCAGCGGTAGCGCTTTATATGCTCTGCGCAGACGGAGAGCAGCGGGCGGAGGTTTACGGATGCGCCGCTGACCGCGATCAGGCATCCCTCGTTTTCGACGTNGCCTGCGANATGGTGCGGCTGTGTCCGGCGCTTGAGAAGCGGTGTGATATCAGACCGAGTAAGAAGTCCATCGAATTCGGACTGACCAACAGCAGGTACAAGGCACTCTCGGCGGATGTTGCCGGAAAATCCGGCGTAAACGTCAGCGCGCTGATCTTCGATGAACTCTGGGTCCAGAAGGACAAGAAATTCTTCGAAATGATGACGGTGGGCACTTCGGACGCAAGACGCAACCCCCTGCACTTCATTATCACAACCGCAGGAAACGATACCAACAGCATCTGCTACGAACTGCACCAGAAGGCGGTGGACATCCTGGAAGGCAGAAAGGCCGACCCTACCTTCTACCCGGTTATTTACGGGGCGGCGCCGGAAGAGGACTGGACAGATCCGAAGGTATGGAAGAAAGCCAACCCGTCCCTCGGCATCACAATCGGCATCGACAAGGTCGAGGCAGCCTGTGAATCCGCAAAACAGAATCCAAGGGAAGAAAATGCATTCCGGCAGCTGAGACTGAACCAATGGGTCAAGCAGTCAGTCAGATGGATGCCGATGGACAAATGGGACGCCTGCGCATTCCCGGTTGATGAAAAATCTCTGGAGGGCCGCGTCTGCTATGGAGGACTGGATCTGAGTTCCACAACCGACGTTACGGCTTTCGTGCTTATGTTCCCGCCGGAAGATGAGAACGACAAGTTCTGCGTGCTCCCGTATTTCTGGGTGCCGGAGGACACCATGGATGTAAGGGTCGGACGCGACCACGTCCCGTATGACATCTGGCAGAAGCAGGGATACCTCATGACTACCGATGGAAATGTAGTCCACTATGGGTTTATCGAAAAATACATTGAAGAACTGGGAGAGCGTTTCAATATCCGTGAGATTGCGTTCGACCGGTGGGGAGCGGTTCAGATGGTGCAGAACCTGGAGGAAATGGGTTTCACAGTTATTCCCTTCGGACAGGGCTTCAAAGATATGTCGCCACCTACCAAAGAACTCATGAAGCTGACGCTGGAAAAGCGTATCGCCCACGGCGGTCACCCGGTGCTCCGCTGGATGATGGACAACATCTTCATCCGCACCGATCCTGCCGGAAATATTAAAGCAGACAAGGAAAAATCTACAGAGAAAATCGACGGTGCCGTGGCAACCATCATGGCGCTTGACCGCGCGATCCGCTGNGGCAACGATAACGGAGCCTCCGTGTATGACACGAGAGGCATTTTATTCATATAG